GGAGGGGCTGGACCTTCTGGCCGGATACGCACAGAGCCGCATTCAATTCAACGAGGACGGCACCCCAAAGGTGCTGGCCCCCGATGGTGCGCAGCCCATGATCGGCAACGGCGCCAATGGCGGGGCAACCCTTGCAGACCTCGCCAAAGAAATGGCGGGCAGCATACCGCACCTTGTTGCTGACAAGGGCGCGGGGGGTGGCGGGAAGCCACCCGGATCGAACGGCGGGACGCCGGATCAGAAGACAGTCACGCGGTCGCAATTCGATGGCATGAGCCAATCGGAGCGGTCCGAATTTTCCACATCCGGCGGCAAAGTCACTGACGACTGAGCGCCGACCCAAGAAAGGAACATAACGTGAGCAACGTTTTGACAGACTTGGCGGCAGACATCTACAAAGCCGCCGACATCGTAGGCCGTGAACAGGTGGGGCTTATCCCGTCTGTCATGATCAACGCGGGCTCCGAGCGGGCCGCATATGGCGACACTGTTCGCTCCCACGTCACCAGCAAGCCGACACTGAACACCAGCTATACTCCGGCGATGACCATCCCGGAAGGCGATGATCAGACCGTTGGCAACAAGACGATGACCATCAACAAGGTGGCCAACGTCCAAATTCCGTGGACCGGCGAGGACATCAAGCATGTCAACAACGGCGCGGGCTTTGAAACGATCTACGGTGATCAGATCGCGCAGACGATGCGTACCATCACCAACAAGATCGAGTCTGACCTGTGGTCCGAAATCTACACGAACGCATCGCGCGCCACCGGCACGGCTGGCACGACCCCGTTCGCGTCGAATTTCGACACCGTGGCCGAGGTTCGCCAAATCCTGGCTGACAACGGCACGCCGATGGACGGGCAAGTCACGCTCGGCCTGAACTCTGCGGCTGGCACGAAGCTGCGCAACCTCGCGCAGCTCCAGAAGGCCAACGAGGCGGGCGGCACGCAGCTTCTGCGTCAGGGCGCCTTGCTCGACTTGCAAGGCATCATGATGAAGGAATCCGCAGGCGTCGGCTCGCACACTGCGGGTTCGGTGACGGGCGACCCGACCGTGACCGGTGCCAACGCAATCGGCGCCACGACCATCGGGCTGACCTGCGATTCCGACGATGAAATCGCGATCCTTGAGGGCGATGTCGTCAGCTTTGCTGGTGATGATAATCTTTACATCGCGGCGGCTGACCTCACCGTTGGCAATTCGGCAACTGGCGATCTGCAAATCGCAGAGCCGGGCCTGCGCCAAGCCACCAGCGGCAGCGAGGCTGTGAGCGTCGAAAGCACATACACCGGCAACGTGGGCTTTCACCGCAACGCGATCGAACTGGTCGCGCGCCCGCCGGAGCAGCCGTTCGGTGGCGATGCTGCCGTGGATCGCATGACCGTTCAAGACCCGTTCTCGGGTCTGGTCTACGAGATCGCGGTCTACAAGGGCTACGGAAAGACCATGTTCGACGTGACCACTTTCTACGGTGTGAAAGCCTGGAAAGAGGAATTCATCGCGGCGCTCATGGGCTGATCTTTGGTGCGGGGCCGGGCAACTGGCCCCCATCCCAAGAACAGGAGGCAATCATGAAGCTACCCACTGTCAAGATTAAGAAGGGCGACGGCTTTGCCATCGTGAATGAGCGAGACTTCGACCCGGAGCGTCACCAGCGCTTTGAGGAAGTGCGCACTACGCATATGAGCAAACAGGCGCCGAAGCGTCGGAAGGCCAAGGCCAATGGCGCTTGATACCAGCATAGCAGGCACGTCCGCCGACACATACGCCACCCTCGCGGAGTATCAGGCACGCGCCACGGCAATGGGCTGGACCCTGAGCGGCACGGATTCTGGCGACGAGGTGAACCTGCGCCGGGCTGCCGTGGCGATTGACGAAAGTCACTCGTTCATTGGCCTCAAGCAATACCAGAACCAAGCGCGGGCGTGGCCTCGGCTGGTCAATCAGCTTGTCGATGGCTGGCCGATTGATCCTGACACCATTCCCGAAGCCCTGAAAGCGGCTCAGATGGAAATGGCGCACCTGATCCAGGGCGGCGCCGACCCGCTGGCAAACGTGGATGCTCCGATCAAATCCAAGCGTGAAAAGGTGGACGTGATCGAAGAGGAAACGGAATACGCTGGCGCCAAAACCCTGCCGCGCTTCACCGTGGTTGATCGCATCCTGCGGCCATACGTCAAGGCCGGGGCCGGTCAGGTCCACATGGCGCGCGCATGACTATCTACGATCGCGCCAAGGCGGTTGTCGAAAGGCAGCTTGCGGGCAAGGTTCAGCTTGGGGCTATCCGTCGCACAGAGGTAAGCGGCGGCGGCCCGAGCGACTGGATCGGGGGCATAGACGCAACAACAGACTATCCGGCGCGGATGGTGGTATTCCCGGTAGACCAAAAGGACATCAACGGGACGTTGATCAAGTCTGGCGACTGGCGGGTGATCATGTCGCCATCACAGCCCGCTGATGCGTCGGATTGGAGCGACGGCAACACCCTCGGCAATATCGAGAGCATCACGCCCACGACCACCGACAAGCTGGTGTGCACAGAGGGCGTTCTGACGATCATTGATCCCGGCAAGTTCGCCCCGGATGGCACGGTGACACATCTCAAAATGGTGGCGCGGAAATCATGAGCTTCGGTAAAGACCTGCGCAAGTTCCAAGCCAAAACAGAGGCCAAGATGGGCCGCGTCGTGCGCAAGATCAGCCTGGATATGTTCACCGAGGTGATCATGATGTCGCCGGTGGATACGGGAAGGTTTCGCGGCAACTGGCAAACGGCCGTAGGCGATGCGCCAGATGGCACGGTTGAGCTGCTCGACCCCGACGGCAACACGGTGATTGCAAAGGCGTCTGGCGCTGTGGCCGACATGAAGCCCGGCGACGTGATCTATATGGCAAACAACCTGCCCTATGCCGAGGCGCTTGAGGATGGGTGGTCCGGGCAGGCCCCTGGCGGCATGGTGGCGCTGACCTTGCAGAAATACGTGCCGATCGCTGATCGCATCATCCGGCAGATAGGGGCGGAATAATGGCGGGGCCGGAGACGAACATTCACATCGCCCTGATGGCCCGCGTGGAGCTTATGGAGGCGGTCCTGTCCATGCCGGTGGCATATCCTGGCGTGGAATTCACGAACACCGCTGGCGATTACCTGCGCGCGGAGCACCTGCCGAATGAGCCGTTCCGCTGGGGTGTGGACGGCAACAGCCCGATGGATCGCATGGGATTCCTGCAACTCGATTTGTTTACCGTGATCGACGGCGGATCGTGGCAGGTGCTGGCGATTTCGCAGGCCGAGGATATTGCGGACTGGTTTCCCCGCGACCTGCGCCTGACTTCCGGCGGGGTGACGGTTCAGCTTCGCAAGACGTGGCCGCAGCGGGGACGCAAAGACCCTGACGGAACGCACTGGCACACGCCAATCCGGGTTGAATACAGGGCCACAGCATAGGAGGCCGAGCATGGCTAAGAAAAGCAATCGCCGCGTCAAGGTTGTCGCGGACAAGCGCACTGTCGGCGGGACGCCCGGTGCGGTCGCACACCCCCTCAAGAGCGATGTCGAGGCATGGCTGGCGCGCGGGTGGAAGATCGAGGACGAAGCGCCAACGGGCGAACCCGAGGCCACCCCCGACGAGTAATTGCCCCGCGCGCGGGCTGGCACCTGCTGAACAGCGCGCATCCTGAAACCGGCTCGCATTCGCGGGCCTTTTTTTATGGCCGAAAGGGCAAACCATGAGCACCACAAGAAATCATATCGGCAAGACGTTCTATGTCTCTGCCGCGCTCCCCGCGACCAACGACGCGGCGGGCTTCGAGGCGCTAAGCTGGACCGAAGTCAAGGGGTTGCAGCAACTTCCGCAACTCGGGGTGTCGCACGCCAATATCGACGTTCCGGACCTGAAAAGCGGGTTTACCAGCGGCATCAAGGGGGCGGCAACCGGCGTGGATGCGTCGGCTGCGTTCCGCTTCCTGGACTCGTCAGATCCCGGACAGGTTATCCTGAAGGATCAGGCGAACCACGCGCAGGGCAACATCTCTGTCAAGATCGGCACCGGCAGCGGCACTGACAACGCGCTGACCAGTGGCGACACGGTGCAATACGCCCAAGGCTACGCGCATTCCTACCAAGAAATGCAGGGCGACAGCACCACGCACGAGGGCTTTACCGTCAGCTTCCACCAGAACGACTTTACGGTTGACGGCACCGAGCCTGTCTAATCCGGCCACCTTCTCTGGTCGGGGGCCGGTGACGCTAGGGCATGGCGCACCGGCCCGAATGCCCACTCCATGCCTGTGAGAATACACGATGGACTTTTCGCAACTGACCGCGCAAGACCGACACAATGAAGGCACATGGCTTCACCTGCCGCACCCAGGCAGTGGATCGCCGCTATACCTGGACGCCAGCAACAGCATAACGACAGATGAAACCGACAATCCATGCGAGGTTTTGGTGCGCGGCAATCGCGCACCTGCTGTCAAGTCGTGCCTGGATGCGCGGGAGCGGGCCGAGGAACTGCACAGCATGAGAATGCTGCGGGCATCGGAGCGGGATCAGGCCAGTCTGCTTGAGGAAAACTCACGGGCCAGAAAAGCCCATCAACGCGATCTTCTCGTGGCGACGGTGGCCGATTGGCGCAATATCGTCATCAAGGAAGGCGAGAAGCCTGCGCCGTGCACCCCGGAGAATGTGTTGACAGCCCTTGATCATCCGTCCTTCATGGTTCGGATATTCAAGCGCAGCGCGGATGAAGGCGCCCTTTTTACGAGTGCGCCGACCGGCTGACGCTGGCGGCGCGGCAGCTTGGCTATTATCACGCCACGGTTGAAGGAACGGAGCAGACGCGGCTTGATCAGATCAAGCGCGCAGGCGGGACTCCGGAGCTTCCGTCGCTCAACGGGATCGACAGGCTCTGGCAGGCATGGGACCGGGCAGGTAGGTCCGCAGGGCTGGAGCCGCTGCCTTGGGCAGAAATCGAAGCGTTCGGGCGAATGAATGGCTTGCCGCTTGACGACATGCTCACGCTAAGGCGCATGTCCGAATCCTATTTGGAGGGCCTTGCGCTCACAAACCCGCTTGCGATCGAGCCTATGGACGCGGCGGGTCACGATGGCTATGTTTAAGGGATGCTTTCGAAGATTTTGTCAATCATAGGCGTGATAATCGCGATACCACTTGTAGGGGTGGCTTGGGAGAATTTGTCATCTGGCGATGGTGGTGAGCTACCCGACCGTAGCTTCAATGTGCAATCTCGCATCATGTGCGCCGACCTCATCAAGAGAAGCTTGCGAAACCCCGCATCTGTTGAATGGGATGGGCGATCAACATGGTCCATCATTGAAGATGGCGGCGATCTTTACACCGTGATTGCAAAATACCGCGCTGAAAACGGCTTTGGCGGAATGGTGAAGGAAACGCGGCAGTGCCTTGTGGCGCGCCGTGAGAGCGGAGCCGTGGTTCTCGCTGTCGAATAAGTCTAGCTTAAAATCCTGAAATTCGCCCGGCCTACGCCGGGTTTTTTGTTGTGGGGGTCGCAATGACCGATTTTGCCCGCCTCGTCATGGTGAGTGATACGACCGGATTGCGCAATGCGCGAACCGAGTTGAACCACTTGACCAAGACCGGCGATAGGACGGAACGGCGACTGACCACCGCAACGCAGCGCATGAGCGCGGGATTTCGCTCTGTCGCAGTTCGCGTTGCCGGTATGGTGGCGGCGTTCGCAGGGATCGGTGCTATAGCCCGAGGCTCTCAGGAGATCACACAGATCACCAACGGCCTGAGGGCAATGGGCTTATCGACCCAAGAAGCCGAAGACGCGCTGAATGACATTGCTGATGTCGCGCGCCGGACTAGGGCGCCACTAAAGGAAACGGCAGAGCTTTATCGTCGCGTCAGCGTGGCTGGGAAAGACTTGGGGGCCTCGCAAGCCGATGTTCTGCGCTTCACGGAGAATGTTGGCTTGGCTCTGGCCGCTTCTGGAACGTCTTCGCAAGAGGCGTCTGGTGCGC